AATCCAAAAAAATATAAAGGTGACTTATCAGAGATAGTATACAGGTCGTCGTGGGAATTGAAGTTTATGAAATGGTGTGATTCAAATGACTCTGTGTTAGAATGGGGGTCAGAGATCACTGTAATTCCTTATAGGTCTCCAGTTGACAACAAAATTCACAGGTACTTTGTAGACTTTTACATAAAAGTAAAAGACAGAAGTGGTAACATAAAGAAGTATTTAATAGAAATTAAACCAGAAAAACTAACTAAACCACCACCTATACCAAAGAAAAAGACAAAAAGATTCATTGAAGAAGTGTTTATGTATGGTACCAATCAAGCAAAATGGAAACAAGCTAATGAATATTGTTTGGATAAAGGGTGGCAGTTTTTAGTGTTAACAGAAAAGGATCTGGGAATAGAATATGGCAACAGCCAATCCGTTTGATAAAATTAGACAAGAAGTTGGAGGTCAGCAACGATCTGCTCAATGGTATCAAACGCAAGTAAATAAACTAGGTGCTATTAATACAAACCAACTTCTAAGGCAAGGAACATTAGTTAACAGGATTAGACCTGGCTTCATGTATTTGTTTGGATACGATCCTAAGTTAAAAGAAACACTTCCGTATTATGATAGGTTTCCATTAGTTTTACCTTTTAGATTAGTTGAAGGTGGGTTCTTGGGTTTAAATCTACACTATATGCCCTACATGCTGAGAATACGTATGCTTCAATATATGCATCAATACGCCTCAGATCAAAATATGAATGAAAAAACTAAATTAAGATTTACGTGGAACATACTAGAAGGCTCAGCAAGACTTAAGCCTTTAGCTAATTGTGTAAAACATTATCTAAATGAACACGTAAGAACTAGATTTTTAATTATTCCATACAACGATTGGGTTATTGCTTCTCAGCTTCCAGTAGAGAGATTTGTTGGAGCAAGAAAGACGGAAGTTTGGAGAACAGAAAGAAGAAAGTACGCATAAATGGCTGGATTTTCATTACCAGAGTTTCAAGCTCAAGTTCTAGGAAGAGGTCTTGCTAGAACAAATAGGTTTGATGTTCAAATTAATATCCCACCTTGCTTGGGAGGAAGAGACAACAGAACAATTAGTCTTCTTTGCGAACAAGCAAGCCTTCCACTTTTGAACATTAACACTAAGTCTCATAGAATTTATGGACCTCCTCTTCCAAGACCAATCACTTCTGAATATGGTGGAGAAGGACTGCCATTAACCTTTCACGTCGATAGAGAGATGAAGGTAAAAAGATTCTTTGAAGATTGGATGGAAAAGATTATCAACAGAGATACATTTAATGTAGCTTACAAATCTACATACACTACTTTTCTCTACATCAGCCAGTTAGATGAAGCTGATAACGTAACCTATACTATCGACGTCGAAGATGCTTTTCCTAGAAGTATGAATCTAATGGAATTAAATAATGCTGCTCAAGCACAGACTCACAGGCTTACAGTTTTGTTTGCCTACAGAAAGTGGAGAAGGATTGATGCAGGAACACCAGCTGAAGCAGAAACCACTACGCAAATTAGTTTGAATCAACAAATTTCAGAAGGCTTTTTAACATAATGGAGAAAAGATGAGCTTACCTATATTAAGTGTACCAACCTATGAGTTAGAAGTACCATCTACAAAACAAAAAGTTAAGTTTAGACCTTTTTTAGTAAAAGAACACAAAATTCTAATGACTCTTGCTGAAGCAGATGTTGATGAGGTATCAAGAGTAATTAAACAACTTATTGATGTTTGTACGTTTAACAAACTGAAAATAGATAAACTTTCTAACTTTGATGTTGAATATCTTTTTTTAAATTTAAGAGCAAAGTCAATTGGTGAGCTTATTAAAGTAATTGTTAACTGTGAATGTGGGAATGAAATAAATCACACTATTGACATTAACAAAATTAAGATTGACAAGAAGAAGGGTATAAGTAACAAAATACAAATTCGTGATAATGTTGGTTTAGTTTTAAGGTATCCAACATTTGAAGAAATGTTAGAATTGTTTGAAAACAAAGATAACGCAAAAGTATTTTTTACAATCTCTAAATGTATTCAGTCTATCTACACAGAAAAAGAGTCTTACGAAAGAGATAGTTTTACAGACGAAGAAGCTGATAACTTTTTATCGCAACTTACCAAAGAAGAGTTTGCTAAGATAGAAGAGTTCTTTATTAACTTACCAAAGGTTATTCAAGATATAGAAGCTACTTGTGACAAATGCGGTAAAGTAAATAAAACAAAGTTGGAGGGACTACAAAATTTTTTCGTATAACTCTTTCTCACGATAACCTAGCTAATTACTATATGATGAATTTTTCTTTGATGCAGCATCACAAGTATTCATTGACAGAGCTAGAGGATATGTTACCGTGGGAAAGAGACATATACATAGGATTGCTGATAAACCACATTAAAGACGAAAACGAAAAGCTTAGATTAAAACAACAAAAACAAAAGAATCTATAATGGCAAAAGAAGAAAAATCAGTTAGAAGTCAGGTAACGGCTATAGAAGAAAGAACAGCTAAGCTCGAGCCTGTCTTAAGAAAGCTTTCAGACTCTTTAGATAGAATATCTGAGACTTTAGCTAAACAACCTGCTGAAGATCAACCAAGCAGAGACGAACTGATTAAACAGTTTAAACAACCTTTTGCTACACCTCAAGCTGTCACCAAAGAGGGTTCCAGTGATGACCTTTTAAACGATATAAAAGACTCATTGGTCCTCAGTCAAAAAGATAATTTTAAACTTTTCAAATCCATCGAGGAAACTCTATTAAGAATTGAACAGATGGGTGGTTCGCTTGGTGGTGGGGGCGACACTAAACTAAAGTTTGGCGGTGGTAAGGGTAAGCCTGATGCACCAGATAAAAAAGTTGCTCCAGACGCGAAAGGCAAGACATCTCAAGCAGCTGGTAAGGCAGCACAAGCAGCAGAAAAAAAAGCTGCTACCAGCACTCTAAGTAAAGTAGGCAGTGGAATTGCAAAAGCTGCTAAGTTCTTACCAGGTGTAGGTTTGGCGGTAGGTGCTGGTATGGCAGCATACGAAGGTGTGCAAGGATTTAATAATGCTGAAAAAACTTTAGGAATAGAAGGAAGAGAAGCTACTCTTGGAGAAAAAGTTTCTGCCGCTGGCGGTAGCATAGTAGAAGGATTGTCATTTGGTTTAGTGAGTGGTAAGTCAGCTGGTAATTTCTTTGCTGGCATGTTTGGTGCTGGACCAGATGCAAAAAAGAAAGAAGAAGAGGCACAGAAATCTGTAGAAGCTGGCGTTCCTCCAGAACAAGCAGCACAAGTAGCTGAACAAGCTGTTTCTGATGATTTTGATAATATGATGCCTGCTGTAACCCCAATGTCCGATAAGCCTCCTACTGTTAAAAAAGCGCCTCCATCTACGGCTGGCGCAATTGCCTCTGCTAATGTAAAAGGAGCAGGTTCTGATTGGAAATATATTCAAGAGCAGCGTAGAAAAAGAGAAGCAAAAGATTACGACAAAGGAATGCTAGCTGTTGCTGATAAAGGAATAGAAATGTTGCAACCTTTATCTGAAGACAATGACGCAAGACGAGAATATATTTCATCATTTAAAAAATCTGACGCATTTAAAAGTATGTCACCAGAGCAACAACAAGAATTTGATAAGAGAATTACTACTGGGGATTTGTCAGTTGAAAATGCTAGTAAAAACTTAGCGAGTATGAAACAAGCAAGACAGTCCCTCGTTGAAGCGCAAGAAAAAGGTGTTAGCATGGAGGGACTTGTTCGTGCCACCGAAAAAGTAGTTCCAGGTAGCGCAAATGCTCGAGATGCAGCGCTATTGAAAAAAACAATGGATATGGCTATGTCTGGTGTATCTGCACCAGCAGCTTCCGTCGAGCTTTCTAAAACTATGAATGAATTATCCCAACAAAACACCGATATGAGATCAGACGGCCAGGCAATTCAACCAGTTGTGATTAGTAATCAGAGTACTGTTAATTCTAGCCAACAATCATTTACACCTTTGAGAACAACACCAAGACCAAATAACAATTCATTCGAACGAAAACAAATGGCAGTGTCAGATTACTAATAAAAAAGCCCCTTATCGGGGCTTTCTTTTTAATCGTCGTTTGCTAACTTAGCAAAATAACTTAACGATTCATCCTCATCATCTAAATCTACTTCAACCTTCTTCTTAGGCTTAGCTAGAACTTGTTTGATTGCAGACTCATCTCCCTCATCCAAATCAACCTGATCTACTCGAGCTAAGGAAGTGCCAGCTGTTGATAGTACTTGCTCAAGTTTTGCCTTAAGGTCATCATAAGACTTAAAGTTTTTAGGATCAAGAAACTCTTGCAGGGAATATTCTTTTGACCAAATTGCTTCCAACTCATCGTCATCATCGAGCAAAGGAGCTGCGGTATCAAACTCACTCTTATCGTAATTGCGATAGCCTTCTACATTACGAATCTTCAATTTAAAGTTTGCACCCTTCCAAAAGTCAAAAGGATTAACTGGTTCTTCATCTTCATAAGTAGGCTGCATTGCATCTTTAACCTTATCAAAGATCTTTTTGCCAAACTTATAGAGGAATACCTTACCTTCATTTTCTGGATGAGCAGGATCCTTAACAATGTAGATGTTTGAAGTATAAACAAGTTTGCGTTTTTGCTTACGAGCGATGTTCTTATTATCTTCAGTTCCAGAGTTCCACAACTCACTATTAAGCTCAGAGACTGGATCTTGTTTGCTAAGAGTTGTTAGAGAGTTTTCAATATACCACTTTCCTGTAGGTCCTTGAAATGCATGGTTCCAAATTCGAACCCAAGGCAGATCTTCACCTTTAGGAGGAGGAAGAAAGCGGATCACAGCATACCCATTACCAGCTTTGTCTACTTCAGGCTGCCAAAAGCGCTCGTCTTTCTGACTACCACCTTCTGCAGTTGGTGTAGCAATCTTTTCGACTTCCTTCATTAGTGAGTCAAAATTGCCACGATTCTTTTTTAAGGCACTAAAGTCCATTGCCATAGTTTTTCTCCGTATTAAAATGTGTAGAAGTATTAATTTGTATTAAGCGTGTCGACTTCATCAAGATCTTCCTCAAATTCATAATCAAGACCATCTTCATCAACCTCATAATTATATATTGGCTTTTTGTGTTTGTCAACACTGTTGCCTTTTACAACCCTATGGATCTTTTTCTCGCGATCCCAATCATTACTTTTCTTAAACTTCATATAACTAATAACCCATTAAAAAGGTTCGTCTTCTCCCCTAGCTGATACTGCAATGAAAGGCCATTGCGATACCCTCTTTGTGATCTCAGACTGATTCTTAGCTAACTTAATAATAAACATCTGAGCTTCTTTAACTTGATGAGCAAGGACCATTTGATTTTCTTGAATAAGAGTCATTGTCTTTTCAAGTTCAGCCATTCGACCCGACACTACATCCAAGTCTTGTTCTAAGGATTGTGACATACTTTTCTTTATCGATAGTTAAAAAAGGTGAATACTTTTTAATGATTCTTGAAGTATCAGGCCACATTAGATCAGAAGACAACTCTTTATCTAATCTTTTTGTGTAATTATTTAGTTTATTTAAAATGACAAGCGTTTCAATCGAGATCATTTTCCGCAAGTACATCTTAAAGAAAAGTGGATGCTGACCTGAATTGTTTATGAAAAGATCGTCAAATTTTATATTTTGTTTCTCACATACTGCAACCATCTTATCAACTTCATTAGTGAATGTGTATTTAATTGACTCCATTCTTTTTTTCCATGCTAAGTAATTTTCCTTAGCTTCAGAATCAAATACACCTCCCCATCTATCTCCTGTAATAAAATTAGCTACTAAAAAATCAACAACCTCTTTATCACTGTAACTTTCGGCAATCTTTCTAATTGCAAAAAGATCTGTTCGTTTAAAGAAAGATTGTTTTGAAGCTTTCACCCTACCTTGTTGTTTAATGACATCGTACTTATCAGTTGTAAAGTGAAGTCTTAAAGCAAGGTAGGATCTATAAACATCGTAAGCTTCCATGTTGATCATACTGGCAAACGACCTCGAGGTTTCATTATGTTAGACTCTTCAGCCTCATAGCGAATCTTTTCTTTCAAAGAAGAAGTAATAAGTTTACCAATGTTTTCAATATCTACTTCACTGTTAGTACAATAATCAATTATTGCATCCATGTAACCTATTCTTTCCTTTGAAACTCTCTCCTCTATGTAGAGAGAGAACTCCGTTGGCGATCTAAAACGTTTTGTAATAATAAATGAATCATTTAATTCTGAAGTCATAATTTTCTTTAAAATGAGAAGTGGTAGCTGATTGAGTAATAAGGACAGCTACCGAAACCCCATGGAGACTACGCAGCTAAGCGTGTTTCTCCAAAAAATGCATCATTGGCATTTGTAGTTTTGCTTGATTAACGGTCATCGCCTACC